ATAACCAAGAGGAACCTAGACCATGAATCCTTACCGTTATCAAGTAGTAGAATTTACAAGAGACTTTCCCTATGGCACGCCTAATAGGATCGTGGCCAGTGCCGCTACACTCAAGGGGTGTCTGTCTCAGTATCGGAAACACCTTGAAACTTTCAGGATCGCTAAAATTGACCATAAACCCATCAAGACTATTTTTATGTGTGATGGTGTAGAATTTAATGTAGTAATTTAATCAAGAGGAACCTAGACTATGAAAATCAAGCCTATAGCATCAAACATGACCGAGTTAGTCCTTAACGATGGCACTGTCGTCTTGTTCTCTTATGAGACACCAGTGGCCTCAATAACGCCTGACGGAGCACATCATCGGACTGAAAAGAAATGGAGTGTTACAACATCGAAACACATCGGCAAATGGTATAAATTCCGCAGCTACGATACCAATCGCATCAGCATCAAGCCGCAAGACTATTTCGACAACCTTATCAACGGAGCATGACAACATGAGCACTTTCGAAGCATTTCAGATAGCTGGCCTATTGTTTGCAATCGGCGCAGTGGCTATGATTATGAAACCCTGGAAACTTGATTAATTATCGGAGATTATGAAAATGGACAAAGTAACCGTATACTTTTGGACCGTTGAAAACAAGAACGGAAAGAATTGGTATTTTGAACACACTAGGAGAGTCTATCCTGACTCATTTTATGACGATGTAGAGTGGTATATTCAAAACCACAACAAACACCACGGAACAACGTGGCAGTTGTATGGGAAACCCTATATAGTGGTGGTGTAAATGCCGACACTTGAACACCGAGGCTATTTACTGCACTATCACCACGGCAGTGGCGAAACCATTCGACAAGCTGCGGATGGCTCTGTCAGAATCTTCGCTACAATGAGGGCCGCAAAGTTATCAATTACTAAATTAAGGACTAAAGAAAATGAACCACTACGATGCAATGGCAATAACGGCAAGCGCAGTAGCGTTAGAATTAAAAAAGCTGACGCAATCTGAGATAGCATATCTTTTCGGAGTGCTAGCAGAGAATGATCCTATTCTCTCTCAGCAGATCGCAGTAGCAATTAAACTTAACCTAGAGGAGATTTATGATGGCAAGTACCCTATCGCTTAACGGCAGGACAGTAGTCGATGCAGAGGTGGATGGTGTCGATAGCAAGGACTATCCCGATTTCTGCGATGCCTATTTCTGCAGCGCCTTTTACGAGGACAATGGCGAGCCATTATCTGAAGATGATTTGATTTTATTGGATGAGTTGTTCCCTGAAGTATTGAATGAAATGTCTTTTAATCGCTTACACTAGAGGAAACTATGATTAAGATAGAAACAAACATGGATCATCTACCGGATGATTTTGAGGATGTTTATGATTCATTCTACTCAAAGCAGGATGAGTTATTCATCAAAGGCATTGATCATCTAGAAATCTATGATGATCTACCGAACAGATTCCCTAAGCACTTTATCGCATCTCATCACATAGTGGAGAAACTATAATCATGTCTTGGCTGCTAAGTAACCCTGATAGACCATATTTGGATCATTCGAAGACCGATGTCATGAAAACATGGCGCAAATTTGGCTTTGTGCCGCCATCGGAAAATAAGCCCATAGAGCCTCTGAAAAAGGACGACCTAGGCCAGGGTATTCCCAAGGCCATAACAACGGCACAGGGAGGCTAAAAATGCGTTGCAGAGCCTGTAATGACGTAATGACAGACTATGAATCCACAGTGCGGTCTATTCACACTAGGGAATACATAGGATTATGTAAACACTGCCTTAACACTGTCTCAGATCAAGTCATTGGTGTTGGTAATATCTCACTGATGACAGAGATGGACGATATTGGGGACACTACAATGGAATCTTATGATGAAGATCCTTTTGCTGATGATTCCCATAATGATCGCTACTATGACAGATAGCTGGCACGATTCTTGCTATTATTGATGTTATTAACTATGTTGTAGTAATTATTATTATTTAAAGACTTTAACAATGTTGTTTCAATGAAAGGTAGGGCAACGATGGAAATCCATGAGCAGGAACAAATGTATTGGACCACTGTGAATGATGTTACCGATCTGTTGGTTTATCACAACACTGATGTTGACACATTCCTAGGTGATGTGTTAGATTCGGTCCTGCGTGTTAGTCCTGAAAGCAGACAGGCAGCACAAATGTTAGGCATTCTTGCCTATTTCAGTGAATTAGATGACCGAGAGAAAGCAAACATAATCGTGCGAGAGGTCTTAGATGCAGACACAGAGTAAGTTTCTACGCCATGCGCCGTGCGAGGCTTGTGGCAGTAGCGATTCTAAGGCAGAATATGCCGATGGCACTGGCTACTGTTTCAACATCAATTGTAGGACTTATTTTAAGGCCGCTGATGCCTCCGCTAGTGCTCAGAATAGGGTGATACCAATGGATGACTATAAAGCCAGCCAAGAGGCTAAAAAGGCCGTTTCTGGGCAAGTTCTGTCGATACCTGATCGTGGTATTACTAAAGCCACTTGTGAAGCCTACGGTGTTATGCAGTCAGGGACACAGCATTTCTATCCCTACACTGATGCCAAAGGCAACGATGTGGCATGGAAGATTAGAGATGTCCCTAATAAACAGTTCCGATCTCAAGGCAACATCAAGGATGCTATCTTGTTCGGACAAGCTAACTGGAACAGTGGCGGTAAGTTTGTGACCATCACCGAAGGCGAGTTAGATGCGCTTGCGGCATTTCAGATGATGGGATCAAAGTATCCTGTTGTCAGCATCAAGAATGGTGCAGCGTCAGCCGTCAAAGACTGTCAGGCACAGTATGAGTGGCTCGATAGCTTTGAAACCATTGTGTTGGCTTTTGATGCTGATGAAGCTGGCTCCGAAGCTGCCTCAAAGGTAGCAGAATTATTCGGCAGCAAAGTCAGGATCATGAAGATGCAGCAAGGCTTCAAAGATGCCTGCGACTATCTCAAGGACAATAAGTCTGCCGAGTTTGTGAAGCAGTGGTGGGCCGCTGAGAAGTATGTCCCTGATGGCATTATCGATGGTGCAGACCTGCTTGAATTGGTGATGCAGCCTCTACCAAAGGCACAGGCGCACTATCCTTATCTTGGCCTAAATCAGATGACAGGCGGCATCAGGCAGCAAGAGATGGTGGTAGTCACTGCTGGCTCCGGTCTTGGCAAGTCACAATTCATGCGTGAAGTGATATGGCAGCTACTGTGTGAAACTCAGGACAACATCGGTGTGATGTTCCTGGAGGAATCAGTCAAGCGCACTGCTCTATCGATCATGTCGCTAGCTGTCAATAAGCCTTTACACCTAAGCGAGGTAGAAATTGATGACACTCAAAAGAAAGAGGCATTCGACAAAACACTCGGATCTCATAGACTCTATTTTTATGATTGCTTTGGCTCTACTGCTATTGACAACATTATCAATCGGGTTCGCTACTTTGCTCGTGGACTTAATTGCCGCTATATCCTACTTGACCATGTGAGCATCGTGGTATCGGATCAGGCTCACGGGGATGAGCGCAAGGCCATAGATGAGATCATGACCAAGCTGCGAATGATTGTGCAAGAGACAGGCGTGTGTTTGTTTGTGGTGTCCCACTTACGCAGGCCAGACGGCAAAGGCCACGAGGAAGGTGCTGCAACCAGCTTGAATCAATTGCGAGGATCTGGTAGTATTGGACAATTAGCAGATATGGTGTTAGGATTGGAAAGAGCAGCACAGCATGAAGATCCTATTGAGCGCAATACCACCAGGGTCAGGGTCATAAAGAACCGTTACAGCGGCGAAACTGGTAAGGCTTGTGCCGTGCTTTATGATAAATTTACTGGTAGAATGACAGAGATAAATGAGGCCTCATTATGACATCATCACTGATTATAGGATTGGTTGCATTAGTATCTTCTTTTCTGAAAGGACTAAAGTAATGTACTCCGACTGGTCTACACACAAGTTGCTTGCCAACATCGAAGAGCGTGATAAAGAGATTGCTTCGTTGGAAGAGGCAGTCATTATCTTGAACACTCAGCGCAACGATGAGGAAGAGCGCACCAAAGTAGCAGTAAAGTTTCTGTGGTCATTGCTGCATCCAGAAG